TGTGAGTCCCAACCTAGAATTTGCGAGTGAGTGGTGATGGAAAAAAGATCAAAAAAAGATCAAGCGAAGATTATCACCGAGGCTCTTGATCGGTTTGAAACTGCTGCCGATTCCTGGTCAGAAATCTATGAGCAATCAATATCAGACGTTAAGTTTGTCGATGATGATGACGGTCAGTGGGAGGATTCTGCGAGAGAGTCGAGGCATAACAGACCTTGCTTGACGTTTGACAAGCTCTCTAGCTCAGTTGACAGGGTAGTTGGTGGACAGTTGGCTAACATGCCCAGCGTGAAGGTCAGGGCGGCCGAGGAGGGCGACGAGGCCACGGCAGAGGTCTATCAAGGCTTGATACAACAGATTGACCAGCGTGGACTGCAAGCGTTCAAGACGGCGTTCAAGTTCGCGGTTAAAGGCGGTTTTGGCTGCGTATTAGTTGATCACGACTTTATTGATGACGTTAGCTTAGATCAGGACATTCTGATCAGGGAGATCAAGAACCCGTTTAGCGTTTTAATTGACCCGATTATTCAGGCGCAGCATGTCCAAGAGGCCAGGTTTGGTTTTCTGTTTGAGGACATGGAGCGCAAAGAGTTCGAGAGGATGTATCCCGATGCCGAGTCATCTGGGAGCGATAGCGACTTTGATAGCGCGGGCAACTTCGATAGCTGGGTCAGTGATGAGTCAGTGCGTGTTGCAGACTACTTTCGGATAGTGAACGAAGAACAGACGCTTGTTCAACTGTCAGACGGTCGCGTTGTAGACCTAAAAGAAATTGAGCCTGTCCGGGACGAGTTGAACCAGATGGGTATTACCTTGGGCAAGACCAGAAAGGTCCAGGGTCGCAAGCTAGAACGGTTCAAAATCACTGGCATGGAAGTGCTTGAAGAGGTTGAGTGCGTTGGCAGGTTTATCCCGATCATTCCAATGTTCGGCAAGACCAGCAACATCAACGGGCGATATATCACAAGAGGGCTTGTGCGCAAAGCTAAGGACGCTCAGAGGCTGTACAACTACTCGAGAAGCGTAGCGGTCGAGGTTACCGGACTAACGCCCAAACAGCCTTACTTTGTTACTCCTGCGATGATCAAAGGACATGAGTCACGCTGGAAAAACATGATGGTCAGCAATGATCCCGTGATGATGTTCAACTTTGATAATGGGCAGAAGCCTTTTCGAGAGCAGCCCGCGCAAGGTTCACCAGGGTTGATGCAGGACGCGCAGATAGCCGCAGAGGATATTAAATCCACGACAGGTATCTATGATGCCAACATGGGCGCGTCAGGCAATGAAACGTCCGGTGTAGCGATCAGAGGCAGACAGTTCCAGGGAGAGATGGCGAATTTTGAGTTTCAAGACCAGTTGGTTGACTCGCTGGAGTTGGCTGGCAGGGTGATCATCGACATGATCCCCTCGGTCTATGATACCGAGCGAACAATTCGCATCATTGGTGAAGACGAGCGGGAGGAGGTCATCGCAGTCAATAAAACACTGATGGATGGATCCACCGGAGAGTTTGTTAAGACGATGGATTTGACCGTTGGAAACTATGACATAAAAGTTTCTTCAGGGCCGTCATTCACGACGCGGAAGCAGGAAACGGCTGAACAGTTGTCGGGCATCATTGCGCAGAATCCAGCGATGTCTGAGCTTGTCGGGGATGTCTTGTTCCAAAACCTTGATCTTGTCGGTGGTGATGAGGTCATCAAGAGGCTGAGAAGTGCTGGCGTTAAGTCTGGAATCATTGAGCCTAACGAAGAAGAAGCGGCAGCGATGCAAGGGCAGATACAGCAGCAGCAGCAAATTGAAGCCCAGGCAGCACAATTAGAGCTGGCGTTGAAACAGGCAGAGGTTGTGACTGAGCAAGCCGAAGCGAAAGAGCGCGAAAGCAAAGCAATGATGAACACAGTGAAGTCAGCCGTCGAGCAGTTAAAGCTGGCTGAAGCGCAGTCGGACCTTGAATCAAAACAAATTGCACAGATGCGGCTGAGACAGTCAGTCGGCTTACCAATTGTATAAGGCAAGTGACCTATGAAAGGTGTTAAACATTACAAGCGTAACGGTTCGTTGCACACTGGAAGTTCTCACAAGATGGCTGACGGCACGTTGCACAGCGGCAAAACACACAGCAAAAACAGTGCGCCGTTGTTTCATGCGAAAGATTTAAAACAACCGGTTCGATCCCAAAAATCTAAATACGACAAATAGGAATTGATATGCCAATCGTCGATGGAAAGAAATACCCTTACACCCCAGCAGGGAAAGCGGCGGCTAAAAAAGCCAAAGTTGTAAAGAAATCAAAACCCAAAAAAGGCGGTTATGACAAATGAACATGCAAACAAGACCACCGGTTGAAGACATGCTTATGTCACGCCGTGAGACTCCTGGCACTGGCACTGGTGGAGCGCAAGCCCTGGTCAACCAGATGGGTCAGCGGCCGAACATGGCGTTGCCTAACTCTACACCGCAGACGGGAATGCCTCAGATGCCCAACAGTCGCCAGTTGGTGACGGGCAAGGATGGCGCAAAATACCAGGTGGTCATAGACCCCAAGACGGGATTGCAGACGTTCATTCCGTACCGTGAACCGCAGCAGCAGCGTCAGGCAGCACCGCAAGGTATGCCAGGACAAGCAATGCCTGGGCGCATGGATCGAGTACAACAAATGGCACAAGGTCAGCCAGGTGGCGCTCCGCAGGGCGGTGGAGAGTTGATGAACAGGCTGAAGGGGTTGTTGTCAGCGCGTGGCTAACTAACAACTCTAGTTTTATTGATTAAAAAGAACATCCGGTTTAGCGCACCGTAAAGCGCGGGCCTACTTGCTGCCCTTCAAAGCAAGGTAAAAATTCGTGGAGACGAAACTCATATGGAAACTGATGCAGCTAACGCTGAGGGCGATTTATTGCCTAACGGAATCGAGAATGCCGATGTAGATTCTCAAGAGCCTGAACAAGGCGAAACCTCTGAAGTGATTGAGACACCAGACGGTGGTCAAGAAGCAGCAGAGCTATCCGACGAGGAGACCGTCGAAAAGCGGGAAGAGGAGAAGCAGAAAAAGCGTAACTCTTACCAAGCAAGAATCTCACAACTGGCACGACAGAAGAACGAAGCTAACAGCAAAGTGCAGGAGCTGCAGGCGCAAAATGCTTACCTTCAATCGCAGTACCAACAACCTCAGAATGTTCCAACGCAGTATCCGAGGTTAGAGGAGTATGACTACGACGAGGGAAGGCATCAGCAAGCGGTTCTCGAATACACATCGCAGTTAAATCAACAGAACGTGCAGCAGGTAATGGGGCAGCAGCAAGCTGCCCAGATAGCCCAGCTCAACAATACCAAACACCAGATCGCATCGGCTACATTCGTGGAAAGGAGCAACGACTTTTCTGTGGACTACCCCGATTTTCAGGAGAAGGTGGGAAGTCCTAATTTCCATCAGTCTGACTTTGTGGCAGGGGAAATTGTTGATATGGACAACGGCCCGGCCGTTGCTTACTACCTGTCAAACAACCGCTCAATTGCCAATGCAATCAATCGCAAAGGCGACATTGAGGCTGCAAAAGATTTAACAAAGATCAGTACCGCACTAGCGATTAACTCGCGAAAAAGGTCTGCCAACACCACTAACGCCCCAACGCCTTCAAAGACGGTGTCACCTCGCGGGAAGGTTTCAAAAAGCCCCGACAAGATGACGCCCGATGAATATCGAAAGTATCGGGGTTACTCAAAATAAATAGGTAACTAAATGGCTAATTCACTACTGACACCAAGTGTCATAACCAAAGAAGCCCTGGCTATTTTGCATCAGAAACTCAATTTCGTCGGTTCAATTGACCGTCAATACGATGACCAGTATGCAAAATCAGGTGCTAAAATCGGCAACGATCTCAAGATTCGTTTGCCAAACGAGTTTACTGTGCGAACTGGAGCGGCTCTATCGTCCCAGGACGTTACGGAAAGCTCGGTCACGTTAAGCGTAGCCACCCAGAAGGGTGTCGATTTTACGTTTAGCTCCGAAGAACTTTCAATGGACATCGACAATTTCAAAGAGCGATACATTGAACCGGCAATGTCTGTGCTGGCATCCAACATCGAATCTGATGCGTTTTCAATGACGAAGGATGTCTACAACTTTGTGAACGGTGTAGGATCTGCAAATACCTTTGCTAATGTAACCGAGGCTCAGAAGCAGTTAACGCTTGGCCTGGCTCCATACAGCGACAGGAATTACATGCACGATCCTCAAAGTGTGGTTGACATGCTTGCCGATACGAAGGGTCTGTTCCAAGACTCTGGCAGCATTGCGAAGCAGTACAAGGAAGGTATGCTCGGACGCATCGCGGGTTTTGATCACTATGAAAACACGCTTGTTCCAACGCACACTTGCGGTACAGCAGCAGCTACCACTGGTTATTTGGTCAACGGTGCATCTCAAACAGGTACAAGCCTGATTGTAGATACTGGTTCGACCACGTTTCTAATTGGTGACTTGATCACCATAGTGGGTGTCAATCGAGTGCATCCTGAGACTAAAGCCGATACTGGAGTTCTCCAGAACTTTGTTATCACTGCGAACTCAGGCGCCTCTGCGACTACGCTGTCGATCAGTCCTTCGATTAGTGCAACGACCGGTACTCAGAACGTAAGCGCACTGCCTGCCAATAACGCCGCAATCGTGAAACTGGGAGGTGCTTCAGGCGCTGACTGGACTGATGACCTGGCGTACAGCAAGAACAGCTTTGTCTTTGCAACGGCTGACCTTGTGTTGCCAGAAGGTATCGACTTCGCTGCGCGAGAGGTGATGGACGGGATCTCTATGAGAATCGTTCGTGACTACTCAATCAGTGCTGACACGTTCCCATGCAGGATTGATATCTTGTACGGGTATAAAACTGTCAGACCTGAAACGGCTTGTCGGATTGGTATTAACTAGGCTAACCCTGGGGGCTTCGGCCCCCTTTTTAATTCTGGGGGCTTCGGCCCCTTTTTTTAATGGTGCATTATGGCGACCAGTCAAAACATTATTGATCAGGCGACGAGCCTTCTGCGTGTAAGAACGTCAGGGGTTACTTTTAGCACTGATGATTCAAACAAAAACGCTGATGTGTTTATCGCGTTACAGAACCTCATTAACGAGTACGGCGAGGATGGCTTGTTAAACATTCCCGCTCCAAGCGCGGTCGGTGATACGTTAGATATCCCTGACGGTGCAGTTAGGGGGCTTGCTTACAACCTAGCCGTTGAGGTGTCTGCCGAGTTCGGTATAGACCCAGCGCCAGTGGTTTTCGAGATCGCAAGCGACACAAAGAACAGGCTGGAAAGCGAGATCACGCTTGACCTGTCTGTGACCTCTGATCTTCGCTGGGCAAGTCGAAGCCCGCGAGCAGACATTAATACTTTATGAGGGTCATGGCGCCGCTTGAGTCTAGCTATCAAAGCACTCGCCTGGATGCTAATCGGCAGCAAACGCTTAACCTGTTTCCGAATACGCTTAGAGGCTATCGGCAATTCCCAGGGCATGTCACATTCGCGAGCTTTCAGTCTCAGGGCGAACCACTGACAGACACTAACGCTTCAGCCGTCACTGATTCTGATGGAGATGCTGTGCAGGTTTCAATCAACCCAGGTGGCGCAGACAGAGGACTGATTGCTAACGGGCCGAATGGTCTTTTATATCAGGTCACCGGATCCGCATTGTATTCGATTGATTCCAGCGGCAATGCCCTTTTCATTGGAGAGATTAGCAATACTCCGAATCCTGTTGTGATGGCCGCTGATGCAACTCAGCTCATAATCACGACGGGCGGCACACCAGACGTATACGTTTACACAGTAGCCGCTGGGTTAGTTGTGGTGACTGATGACGATCTTCTGACGACCAGCTCCGTTGCCTTTCTCGACTCCCGGTTTATTTATCAACAACCGGACGGGTACTTTGTTGTTTCAGCTTTAAACGATGGCACCACAATTGCCTCGTTAGACTTTGCCCAGGCAGAAGCGTTGCCTGATGATCTCCTGAGAGTCTTCAGTCTCAACCAGCTTCTTTATTTATTTGGCGAGACGACGACAGAGATATGGTTCACCAGCGGAACAGGTAGACCGCCTTTGAATCGGCAAGCAGTTCTACAGCAGGGCATTTGCGGCACTTACGCAGTAGATTCGATTGACGGCATTATCTATTTCATTGACGGTAATCGACGACCTGGAATGATCCAAGGTGAGAATCACCAACCGTTATTTGTTCCCGCGATAGGAGAGGCGTGGGCTTCGTTCGGAGCAACAGACTTTGCGACTGCAAGAGTTTCTGCATACTCCCTGCATCAAGAGAACTTTGTCGATTTCATCTTTAGTGATCAGGGGCAAATATGGTGCTACCACGTTACATCTCAAACGTGGTTTGAAAAAGACTTTATGACCACCTCAATCGTTCATCATTATGATCTTGTTTTGGCGGCTCATTCTGCAAACAAAAAAATCTACAGGCTAGACTTTTCAAACTATCAACAAGATGGCGCAAATATGACCAGGCGAAAAGACCTGCCGCTGATTAGTTCTGAGGTGATGGATGTCGGCGGCGCAGAAATGGTTATTGATAAGGTCAAGTTGCATGTCGATGCGTCTGCGAGTTCGAGCGTAGCCTTGAAAGTCTCAAAAGACTTAATCAGTTTCTCGACGATCAATACGATGACTGTGGATGGCAACAAAACTATTGATATCAATTCAATCGGGAAAAGCAGAGAGATTATTGTACGCGTAGAAACCAGCAGTAATACCAAAGTAGATGTTCTTGACGCGGCAATTGACGCACAAATATTAAGAGGATGACATGGGCCAGATAACACAAACAACGACACAATTACAGACGATTTTAAATGATGCTGATGCGTCTAACGCTGGCAATACATCCATATCCGATGCCAGTGATACGAGTGCTACCAGCCTAAAAAAATCAGGCTTCTATTCGCTGCAAGCGTCAAGCTCGAACGCTCCATCTACTGATCGAGCAGTTGTTATCAGCGCGGTCAGGGATACAGCGGCGACTGGCGAGATCAGGTATGGTCAGGTTGTAATCACTGAGTCTAATGGACTTTGGTGGAACAGCGACGATGGCGGGTCACTGGGAACGTGGTACGAGTCTGTCGCAACGACTGCGACTCAGACGTTAACGAATAAGACTCTAACAAGTCCGGTCTTAACGACCCCACAAATCAACGATAGTGCTGCAGATCACCAGTATGTGTTTGCTGTTGCTAACCTGGCAGCAGACAGGACCGTCACTCTGCCGCTACTCACAGGGGCCGACACGTTTGTTTTTGAGGCCCACGCTCAAACGCTGACCAACAAGATTCTGACGGCTCCGGTGCTTTCAGGCAGTGCGAGTGCGGCAGGTAGCATTCTATTCAAAGAGGATACTGACAACGGTACAAATGCGGTAACCCTGATTGGTCCGGCGGCAACGGCAGATGTGACTGTTACACTGCCAGCAGCAACGGATACCCTGGTTGGTAAAGCTACAACAGACACGCTGACCAACAAGACGATTACCTCGGTAGTATTGAATACGGGGGTCAGTGGTTCGGCGGTACTAGACTCCGACACGATGTCAGGCGCTAGTGCGACTACACTTTCATCATCAGAATCCATCAAAGCCTACGTTGATGCTCAAGTAGACACAGCGGATACCCTGGCTGAAATCTTAGCCATTGGTAACACTACTGGCGGGACAGACATTGCTACAACCACAACTGACAAGGTCCAATTCCGAGATGCTGCGATTTACATTAATTCCTCGGTTGATGGTCAGCTCGATATCGTAGCTGACAGCGAGATACAGCTTGCTGCAACCACAATAGATATCAATGGTGCAATTAACGCCAGCGGTGAAATCATCGCGGCTAGTTTAGACATCTCAGGCAACATTGATGTTGATGGCGTTACGAACCTTGATGTCGTTGATATTGACGGTGCCGTGAACATGGCGACCACTGCACTGGTCACAGGTGTTTTAACCACAACAGCTACACAAGTAGCAACGGGTGGTATCACCAGTGGCGCAGACATTATTAGTGATACAGACAGTACAGATAGCCTGGGGTCTACGGCGGTCAGATGGCTAAAGGGTTGGTTCGATACCTTGACAGCAGGAACACTGACGATTGGTTCAGGCAGTGTCACAGATAGTTCTGGCGCCATTAGTTTTGGTAATGAAAACCTTACTACTACAGGAACAGCCACAGCCGCTAGTTTAGCACTTGCTACAGGCGCGACTGTCACAGGGGTTGATAACGGCACCCTCGGTACAAGTGCTACGCTGTTAGCGACACAGGGGGCGATTAAAACCTACGTCGATGCCCAAGTAGATACTGTAGATACGCTTGCTGAAGTGCTGGCGATTGGTAACACCTCCAGCGGCACAAATGTCGAGCTCAGTACAACGGATAAAGTTCAGTTCCGCGATTCTGCAATTTACATTAACTCTAGTGTCGATGGACAGCTAGATATTGTCGCAGACAATGAGATTCAGATTGCGGCTACAACCGTAGACCTTAACGGGCACCTAGATGTTTCAGGCACTCTATACGTAGTAAATATTAATCAACATGTACTCGGAGTAGCCACACTAGCATCCCTTGTAGTTACCAATGCCGACATCAACGCAGGCACAATCGACAACACAGTCATCGGTGCAACTACGGCTGTGGCTGCAACTGTAACAACCCTTGATACAAGTGGTGCAGTTAACTTAAATCTTGTTACTGACTCAAGTAGCTCAACTTCAGGCGCT